GTTTAATGCAGTGCATCATTATGAGAATGCATCTAAAGAACACATTGATATTGGTTTAGTTCCATCAGGAACTGGAACAGCATCATATCCTTCATTATCAGGAAAAACTCCTATAACATATTTTGATAGAATACTTGCAAAGAATGATTCATTAAGAGAAATAAAATGTCTTAAACCTGACGTTGCAGTTCAAATAAAATCTGAATTTAATAAACTATTATCATAAGGCTAAGTGAATGTCAGACATCCAATCCGCAGCCGATTATAATATTATAAGTTTTATGGTTCATTCGCATAGACACGAAAAGCCTATTAATATTGCTGCACATGTTAGTGAATTAGAAATATATGAAAATATAGAATTACCTTACCTCACCGGCACTTTTAATATGAAAGACGATTTAAGTATGTATGATGGTATCAGTTGGAATGGTACAGAAATGATTGATATAGAATTTGAGTCACCGGAAAACGTTGGAAACATTCTTTCAAAAAGATTTACAGTTGCAGAAATTGTTGATACTGCAAAGGCTTCTGAAAATATTGAAGGATTAGAAATAAAAATAATTGAAAATAATTGTTTTAATAATAATATGATGCAAATTAATAAAGCATACACCGGAACTCCAGATCAAATCATAAAAAAGATATTAAAAGATAATTTAGATATGGATATGGAAGACGATGATATGCCTGGGGTCAAGCCATATCAAGAAACAATGAAATTTGTTGTACCATTTATGACGCCATTCCAAGCATGCGAAGAAATCAGAGCAAGAATGTCAACAGACTTAGGTCTTCCTTATTTTTTATATTCAACATTAAATTACCCGAACCTTCAGTTAAAATCATTAGAAGAAATGCTTAACACTCCTTCTATTAATTCCCATGCGCCATATAGATTTTCTCAAGCATTTAATCAATCAACTATATCAGTAGCATCAGATGAAAATGTAATTAATGTATCTGCATATAGTTCTACACATAAACAAAGCTCTCTCATGCTTATGGCGTCTGGTTCTACTGCTGGTCAGCATTCTATTACTAATATGACTACAGGCCAAATAACAAAATATAATTGGGATGTTGATGATCTTTTTAATTCAATGACAGAAGTTGGTCTTATAAAAAAGGATACTATACCAGTTCATCATTCTAAATATAAGTTTAACGGCAAACTGATGAATGAATATAATACAAGGAATGTGCATAGAGCAGTTATGAATGATACTTATACAGGCATTAACAATATACATCAAGCAGGCGGCGCTTCTGCATTTAGACTTGCTGCATGTAATAATGCATTGCGAAATATGTTATTTAAAACTTCAATGAATATTAGAGTTCCGGGTAGATTGTATCTAACAGGACATAATGCAAGCCTCGGAAGACAAATAGATTTTATATATCCTTCAAATAATACAATATCAGAAGGTGAGTCGGATGTTACTGCAGATGAAGTAGAAGATAAAAAACGATCCGGAGTTTTTATAATATATACAGCAAGACATCATTTTAATGATCAACAACATAATGTTGATATGAGCTGTGTGAAGTTAGGAAATCGAAAATGAGCTTTTACGGGGATATATTTAGATGGTTTTACGGAATCATAGTAGAAACCGGAACAGATCCTGAAGGACTAGACAGGGTAAAAGTTCGAGTCGACGGTATACATAGTCATAATATATCAGATGCTGATCTTCCACTTGCACAATGTGTTCTTCCAACCACAGGTGGTGGTACATCTGGAGTAGGTGAAAATCCAAGACTAGAAGCTGGCGCAAGAGTATTTGGTTTTTTTGCAGATGGCAATCTATGTCAGGCTCCTATTATTATAGGCTGTATACCTCATATCGCAGAACCAACTGAAACTCAAAAGAGTATTAAAGATGGATCAAGCGAAGCTGTTATAACATCTGTTCGACCACGGACGAGATCTCTTGAAACTGGATTTACTCCATTAAAAACACCTACTGGTGAAGCTGCAGATAATCCTCATATTGCTTGGAAGTTTTTTAGTACAAGTCCAGGTTTATGTTATCATTATAAACCACATCACATAGCAGGAATGATTGGAAATTTGACAATAGAAGGTAGATTTGATGGTATTGAAATGAATCCTCTGGCACGCGGTAAAGAAAAAGAAGGTACTGTAGCAGAGTATGAAGCATTTGGAATTGCACAATGGGGACCTGATAGACAAGAAAAACTAAAAGCCTTTGCGAATCGAGAAAAAGATAATTATAGAGAGTTATTGCCTCAATTAAAATTTATAGATTATGAGTTAAGTAGATATTCATATCATAGAGGACCTTTCTTTTTTACTGAAACAGTTGAAGAAGCTACTATGATGTTTATGAGGTTTTATGAAATGCCACAGATAAAAAGCGGATTAAGTAAGTTTACAAATAATGGCACCTTTGGGTATCCACGTAGATATTGGAATATAAGATTCGCAGAAGAAAACAGGCTGAAAGCTGCAAAAGAAGCTTATAATAAATTTACTCAGTTATATAAAGAACAATAGTATGCCAAAAATAAATGAAATAAATGAAATACTGATAGGTACAAACCGCGGACTTGATACTAGTGGTCTGCAGAATTTTTTACAAGAAATAACTACTGGTACAAAAGCTGCTGAAAGTACACTTTTTGGCGATAAAGATGGTGAAATAACAGATGCGTTTCAATGTTTAGTACAAATTAAAGATGATAAAATAGATCAGCTGATTACAACCACAAAACCAGTACTCATGACTATAATTAAAGAATTACCTGGCATAGAAGCAAAAATGAAGACAGCAATTTCATCTGGCGATTTAACTAAACTTGATAAAATATTTGGAAGTTCATTAGTGACTATTGGAACTGCGGCTGAAACTGTGTCAACTGCGGTAGCTACTAATATGAATCATAAGATATTTTGTGATGCAAGTCCAACAAATGTAACACAAATAATAATTGATGCAAGTGGAGCTACAAAAGAAGAGTTTGAAGCTACTACTAAAAAACTTCTTTCCGAAGATTTACAAGCAGCGATGACACAAGGGATTGAAATAATTCAATCAGAAGAAGTTGCAACAATTATGGCTAATACACTAGCAGAAGCCGAAGACTTAGTAAAAGCAAAATTTGGTGGATTAGATAGCGGGAGCTTATTAAAGGATTTAAGTGAAAACTTTACTAGCGCTTTAGGTACTACTATTGGCAAATTCGGAGATGAATTTACACCAGGTAAAACACTATCAATTCTCAATGCTGCTTTTGGAGGATTAAAACCAATAGATTTAGCTTCATCATTTACTGATATTCCGGCAGATATATTATCTCAAGCCGGTATACTTGGAATAGGTACAAATATTACTTCATTAATTGATATGCGAGGATTAATAGCTAAAATGGATTTACAGGCTCCTGAACTTTTAGAGTCATTAACAGCCTTATCTACTAAGATTGATACACAATTTAAAGCATTAACAGATGCTAAAACCACTGTTGCTTCTACAATTAATGATAGTAATACTGCAAGACATCGTATTCGTAATGCAGAAACTTCTGTAAAAGAAAAACAATTTACTATTCTAGGTTCACAAGAAGAAATAGAAAGTATTCTAAAAACAGTCACAAGAGATTTAACTACAATTGTTTGGCATTGGACTGGTCACCATATTGATGACGGTAATATTGGATCAGCTGAAATCAATCAAGAGTTTTCAGTCATAGATGAAGCTATTCCTTATCATTTTATAATAAGAAGAAATGGATCAATACAAACCGGTGCGCCAGTAGGTAAAGAAACTGATCATGTGAGAGCTGAATTTAAACCACTTAGTTTTGGAGTTGCATTTGTTGCAGGTTTTAATGGTGCAAAAGGTGGTCCTCCGGGCAGTGCAGAACTTGATGCTGCTTCGATTAATCAAGCTCAATGGAAAAGTTTTAATACCTTTATGAAAGCATTTTATAATATATTTCCGGGTGGTGATGCATTTGGAAATAATGATTTAGATATAGATGCAAGGCGTCTATCAATAGGAACTATAGGACCTGGATTTAATGTTTCAGATAAAATTATAAAGTCTCCTTTCTATAGACTTAATTCTGCTATACCTTTAGAAGATAAAAAGTTTTTAACACGTGATGAATTAATAGCAAAGGGCAAAGTTTCAGAAGATATTGCCCTTGAAGAACAGGATATACAATAATGTCAGATGCCTTTAGTAGATTAAATAATGTTCCTAATACACAAACTGAAATAAACAATATTGAAAATACAGGTGATCCTCAAGGATTATACCCTAAACCTGAGTATTGGTATCGGTCCTCTCTCAGTAGAGAAGATCACCAGTTAAGTATCGGAGGCGGTGATCCAACACTTGATATTCAAGATATAATGCGTAGTACATATCAGACTGATACTGATTATACAGAAGCAAGTATAAAACAAACTGCATCTGGTCATGTATTATTATTTGATGATAAAGATGGATCACGAAGAATACTACTCAAGCATGAAAATGGTACTGGTATTGAAATGCGTAATGATGGTACAATGGTTATGCGCACCGAAAACAATATTATAACATCTGTTGGTGGTTCTGGTGTATTGATGGTTGAAGGAGATCTCAAAGTATCTTGTAAGAACATGGAGATTGATGCAACCGGCGATCTAGATATGAGAGTGAATGGTGATTATAATCTGAGTGTTGGTGGTCATAAGAAAGAAACAATTGACGGTTCAAGCGAAGAAACAATCACCGGAAATAAACGCAGTACGATTACAGGTGGTATGTATAATAATGTAGTAGGAAATACAACAAATGTAAATTTAGGTAATATAGAAAATGTTGTAAAAGGTAATCTAGAGAATACTGTTGAAGGTAATTTTAGAATGTCCTGTAAAGGAAGTGCTGAATTTACTTCACAGCATACATTTAGTCTTGCTGCTCCTAATTTTAATATCACATCAGAAGATCTGACAGTCGTAGGCGCCGGCGGAACACTTGGTGGTGAGAATATGATATACTATGGTAAAAACTATTATGGAACATCGGCTACATTTACTGCTGGTGTGACTGCTAACGGTGTAACTTCTACAACAGGTATAACTGCACCTGCATTTCATGGAGATCTAAACGGTATTGCAACCAGTGCAGTAACTGCTGATCATGCTGATACGGCACGTGCAACGGTTAATACTGCAGTTTCTGTTTCTGCTGGTGCTACCACCGCGACTGGTGCTACAAATACTGGTGCATCTGAAGAACCAACTGCTGCTCTGATGCAAACTGCACTAAAATATGCAGCGCATGGTTATCGTCTTGTCAATATCGATTTTGGTGATGGATATAAAAATAAAATAGATCTTACTACTAAAACCGGTGGGATTACGAATAGACATGTTACACTAAGACAAATAAGAACAAAACTAAAAGATCCGGCAAATGCAATCAATACTAAATTTCTAAATTATCTTGTTGCTGAAAATCTAATATCAGATGATTATATAAAAAATAAAATACCTCCAGGTATGGGTAGATCATATGACGGACAAGTATCTTATATTTCACATCATCCAGCAAGCGGAGGTATTCAAAGTTATTTATCAGGACAAAGACAATACAAAAACTTTATACCTGATAGCATGTTTGATCCACGTAAAATATTTGAAGAAAAAATATCCGGAAAATTTATATTAGGTTCAGGAATACCATTATCTACATTCTTGATTAATGGTGTAACTCTCGGCCATATTGCAAATAGTGAAGAAAGACTAACTCTTGCAAGTCAATTATTATTACAGGCCGAAGTTTTTAAATTTAAAAAGGGAAATCAACAATTTAAAAATCAGAAGCTGACAGTAACAGAAGGAATATATAAACCCTTTGAAGGAGAAACTTTAACCGAAGACTCAATACCATATTTAGCTCAAACCGGTAGAGCAATAGTATATGAATTACATGATGAAAATAACAAACAGTCCGAAGAAGTATCGTTCAATTTCGCAACTCGATTGGCTGAAAGCTTATTTGGCTATGACAAAATTATTCTAGATTATGATACTCTTGAAAAAGATAACCTTAATATTCAAATTATTGTCATTATGCCAGAGATTGATGCAGACTATAATCCAAAGGCACCTAGCAAATTCGAATATGAAACAAGGTTTAATAATAAAAAATTAAGTAATACTGACCTAATCGAAATAGTTTCAATAATACCTGCTAAGAGTGCAAAAACTCCTACAAGTAAATTTGATAAAGTAATATATGCAAGTAAAATAGAAATAAGAGATAGACCAGTTGCGAGTGTATTAGAAGAAGCGCTTGATAAAGCTGCTGTGACAGCTGGCCTTGATTATGTTACAATAATAAGTGGTAAGCAGCCTGGGACAGATGGTAAAAGAGTTCTGGGCAGTAGCACACGACATGATACTGGATTAGCTGCAGATGTTAGACTGACATATAAAGGAAACGTACTCAACTCAGCAGAGTCATGGGATCGTGAAGTCATGGTAAAGTTTGTAAAAGCTGCTATTGCAAATGGCATACTTGGCGGAGGCCATGGTCCAATACAATTTGGATATATGAGTAATACTACAATGCATTTAGATATGTTAGGAGCAAATGTTACTCAAAGCGGAGGAAGAAAAAGAGGGTTGTCACATTATGATAAAACTACAAAACTTGTTTGGTCATCAGATGACTGGTTTAAATCTGCTTTTGGAATCAAAGATGCTTAGAAACTATATAAATAAAGGTAAATAAGAGAGATAATAATGGCCACTAAACTAGCAACAGAAGATGTATCATTAGGATTGAGTTCCATTATTGGATCTCGTACGAAGCTATATTCAGATATAGATCTTACATTTGCTGTAAAACCAAGTGGTGAAGTATTCAAGAAGACAGATGCAGCTGCAGTCAAGCAAGCAGTTAAAAATCTGATGCTTACAAATAATTTTGAGAAACCATTTCAACCAAGATTTGGTGCAAATCTCAGAGGATTATTGTTTGAGCTTGCTGATGACGATGCAGAAGAAGATATCGAAGAACGTTGTATAAATGCTATTAATGTATTTGAACCGAGAGCTCAAGCTCTCAATATTACTGCAATAGCAAAACCAGATAGAAATTCTATATCAGTCGTCGTAGAATTTAGAGTAATAAACACAGACGAATTAGTAAAATTTACTAGCACACTTGCGAGGCTAAGATAACATGGCAACAACAATTAATTCAACCGCATTAGATTTTGCAAATATAAAAACGAATCTAAAAACGTATTTAAGAAATACAACAGAATTTGCTGACTATGATTTTGAAGCATCGGGCTTATCTAATATTCTAGATGTTCTTGCATACAATACACACATCAATGGATTGACAACTAACTTTGCATTAAACGAATCATTCCTTGGTACAGCTCAGTTAAGATCAAGTGTCGTATCACTTGCGACTGGTATCGGTTATGTACCTGATACAATGACATCTGCTAAAGCTACTATTACAATTTCGTTGAATTTAGCATCCGTGACTGGCCGGCCGAGTACAATAGATCTTCCGACCAATACTCGATTTACATCATCTGTAGATGATGCTACATATACTTTTCAAACAAGAGAAGTTTATACTGCATCTGACAATGGCGCCGGGCTTTATCAATTTAAAACAGCAGATGGAAGCTTGTTTATTCCAATATTTGAAGGTACTTTAAAAACTAAAACCTTTAATGTCGGCGAATTTAATGAAGCCGATGTTTATATGATTCCGGATATAACATTAGATGCAGATACGGCTATTGTTAGAGTCATAGACGGAACCACTACTACTGTATATATTAATATTACTGCAGCGACTACTATTTCTCCTTCATCTACAATCTATATACTAAAAGAAGCACCGAATGGATTCTATCAGTTATCATTTGGTGGTAACGGAATACTTGGTGTTACTCCTGCGGCAGGTAATACAATTACTGTAGAATATCTTGCAACCAAAGGCGCAGATGCAAATACAGCAAAGGCATTTACGCCTGCTGATACTTTGACTGTTCTTGGAACTGCACGAACTCTTACTGTTGGTACAAATGCTGCAGCCATTGGCGGCGATGATAAAGAAACAGTTGCATCTATTCGTACGAACGCTCCATTTCAATATGCATCTCAAAATAGAATGGTTACGCCCGAAGATTATACATCTATTATAAACCGAAACTTTTCTACTCTTATTAATGATATTATATCATGGGGTGGACAAGATAATCCAGAGCCTAAGTTTGGTACGGTATTCTCGTCAATCGATTTTGAAGCAGACGTGACTGCTGCAACACAAACTGTGACTAAAACTGCAATAACAGAACTTGTAAAACAACTTGCTGTGATATCATTTAATGTTGAGTTTGCTGACCCAGTCGAAACGTTTATTGAAACTCAGTTATTCTATCAAATCAATCCAAATCTAACAGCTCTTTCTACAAACTCTATTACGACTTCTGTTAAAACAGTAATCGATAATTATTTTATTGCAAATACCGGTAAATTTGAAAAATCATTTAGAAGATCTGCTCTTCTCACATTAGTTGATGAAGTAAGCACTGCTATACTTTCGTCTCGCTCAATCATACGTATGCAACAAAGAATTGCTCCGGTTGTTAATACATTTAATGCATTTACTCTTACTTATCCTTCAAACATTGCAACGCCTGCAGCTAAAACGTCTCCAGGTGATGCTGACTTTATTGTGAAAAGTGATGCATTTTTAGTTGATGGAGTTGTATGTCGAATTGTAAACGAACAAAGACCTAATATCGCAACAAACAAATTACAAGTTGTAGAATCAAGTTCAGGTACAGCGGTCGTGGATAATATTGGATCATTCGTTACTACAACCGGAGTATTAACTATTACTGCATTCAGACCTACAGGTTTGCTTGGTACTTCTACTAGTATTAAAATATCAGTATTACCGGCAAATCAAAGTGCTATTGCGCCTGAAAGAAATAATATTATTAAATATGATGTAACGGCAAGTTTTGTCGTTCCAGTCACAACAGAGGCTGATAACTAAAATGTCAGATAAAACCCTTTCAGATATAGGAAGACGTGAGCTAGATTTTACCGGAAGTCTAATTGCAGAAGCATTGCCTGAATGGTTTCGCGAAGATAATCCTAAATTAATTACGTTACTTGAAAAATATTACGATGATCTAGATGCTACTGGAAATTTTGGTAATCAAATAAAAACAATTCCTACTCTAAGAGATATATCACAGACAGCAAAAACAAATCTTACACATATTGAAGATGAACTATTGCTTGGTCAAAACTATATTAAAGGTACATTAGATCAACGTACTTCTGCCGGTCTTTCAAATAATTTTTATAGATCTAAAGGTACTAAGTTTGGTATCGAACGATTTTTTAATATGTTCTTTGGGGTAACACCTGAAATAATATATGGTAAAGATCTTGTAATGAAAGTTGGTAATAAGATAGGTCCAGAGACTGGATTAAGAATTACTGATCCTACAATATACCAGTTTTGGGGAATACTTATTAAATTAGGTATTGCTTCAAATGAGTGGCTAGATTTATATAAACTCTTTGCACATCCAGGCGGCATGTTTGTAGGTTCAGAAGTACAAATAGTTACTAAAAACGTAGATATCCCATGGGAGAAAGCGCAGCTTCAGGGTGTAGAACCATTAGATCCTCCACAATATGTAAGCTCTGCAAGTACGGCACCATTTGCTCGTCAAGATCTATCTGGTATTATTGAAATCTTCCCATCGGTTCAGGGCTTTACGAAAAAACCATATATTAATAATACTATTTCGCCGCTTGGTCGTGAAGGTGCTTATCGTATCGACTTTAACAATATATATCTAAGAGACTTTAACGATTCAGCTAATGGTGGCTTGAGAGATCTTGTTGCACCATTTGGAACTATTGTGGATTATGGTTTGGTTACAGCCAGCGTATCTGCTACAACCAACTACGGTACAGTCGCAGAAAGTACAACAGCTACAGAAGACTTTGGTCCATTCTCAGTCAATCAATTCGGTACTCTTGGTTATCTCGACAATACATTTGCCAATCTTCTGGATGTTGCTAGAATTAGTAGTCAGACATTTGATGCAGATTCAGATTCAGTTATTGGTGGCAACATACTGTTCTCTAATACACAAACAACATTTGATGCTGAGGAATTCGATTATTATAGTGATTCTGCATAATAAAGCGTATAAATAGTTACAACTCATAGGTTAGAATAATGGCAAGACAAACAGTAAATACAGGTTCAGCAGCTAACGATAATACTGGCGACACAATGCGTTCTGCCGGTACTAAGATCAATGCTAACTTTACAGAACTTTATACTATACTAGGTGGTGACACAACAAACTCATCTATCCTGTTCGGTGATAATAGCATTATTGCAGAAGGTGTTGCAAATGATTTTGAAACCACATTAACATTTACAAATCCAACTGCAGATAGAACTATTACATTTCCAGATACTACTGGTACAGTTTTACTTTCGGGATCTACATTGACATTGACAGCGCCTGTTTTAACAGGTAGCTCAAGTTCTGCAGGTAGTATTTTATTTAAAGAAGATACTGACAACGGAACAAATGCAGTTACGCTTATTGGACCTGCTGCAACAGCAGATGTAACACTTACTCTTCCTGCAGTAACAGACACTCTTGTTGGTAAAACGACATCAGACACACTTACAAATAAAACTCTTACAAGCCCAGTACTTACAACACCTAAGTTTGCTGATGCAGGTTTTATAGCAGATAACAATAGTAACGAACAACTTGTATTTCAAACTACATCAAGTGCTGTGAATCACGTAGAATTAACGAATGCTGCTACTGGCAATGCTCCACAACTAAATGCAGTCGGTGGAAATACAGATATATCATTATCACTTGCTGGTAAAGGTGCTGGCGCAGTACTACTCAATAGTAAAGTGCGATATAAAGAAGAAACATTAACAGGTACAACT